CTCCATTTTTAATTATAATATTATTTTGAAGATGAACTGGTGGAATCCAAGAAACTAAAAATCTTCCATCCTTATTTGGATAAAATATTACTCTAGTATCAGGTATACCATTTTCCCATTGGAAACTACCTCTTGTTATAATATTTGTATTTCTTAAATCTTCATTATAATCTATTTGTTCATAGATCTTAGTAAGATTAAATAAAGATTGTTTTGTTTCATCTCTAAAAGCATGTTGCTCTGTTCTTGGGAATTGTCGATAGTATTCATTTAAACCATCTTGATCGCTTTTAAGACCATCAACTTCATTTTGCCAATGTTCTATAACTCCATATTCTATCCAATTACCATCAACACCTTTTATCGGTTTTTCTGGAGTGTCGAATACAGGTAAGCCATAAGTATCAATGAATCCTTCGTACGACCATTCCATAGGTATGAACAAACTATATAATCCTGAGCTAGTCTGTCCATTGCGGTTTCTTTTCGTAACATCTGAATTATAATAAAGACTTTTAAAATTATCTCCTCCTTTATCTAAAGCATTAGAGGTCGATCCCATCATACATTTACCAATAACTCTACTACCTAATCTAAGAGTAGTTTTAGTTACTCGCCAGTTGTTTAATATATTATCTGGTCTTTCCCATTTACCACTTTCATCATGTACTAATAGTTTTAACTTTTCACCGTCATAACTATTATCTCCAGTGTTCTTCCAGTCAATAGTCGTGTCAAGACCTTCCATCTCTTCAAGAGTTTCGTTTGTATCTAGTTTTCTTCTAGTTAATTTAGAAGCAGGAACTCTATACGCTAACTCTGTTTTTGGACGGTCCATACCGTCTTGAATTGGTTTGAAAAAGAAAGGATAATTAATTGAGATTGGAACTACCTTATCGGTAAACATCTTTTTAGCATCAGCTCCTGATTTAGATAATATACCAAATCTGGAATCACTAGATATAGTTGCTTGATTTACTAATTCAGCGGAAGACATAAAGGAAAATCCAGAACGTCTATTTTTTAAATAACACATTCCGTAACATCTAGTATCCGCTTTACATGCTTCCCAAAAAATAAAGAACAATCTATTTGATTCTCTATAATCTGGTGCTCCAACGTCGATTTTACTCCATTGAAGATACATGTAATGAGTTCCTGTTATATAGGTTGGTTTACCATTATTATAAAAGAATAAACCTTCTTCTCTATATTTAAACTCGTTGTCGATATAATCATACCATCTATCTTTAAAAGAATCTGGTTGTTTATTCCACTCAAACGTGCTTTTTATTCTACTTATTTCTTTTGGGTACTCCATTTGTTCCCAATATTGCTCCTCTTTTTTTTGAGATCTAGAGTAAGCGTTTTCTACTAGTGGTAAAGCTATTTTTACATTTTGGATTTCAAGTATCTCACCAATCTTTCCAGTTTTACTAATAACAACCACATCATGGTCTTTATTATATCCATACTTCCACTTGTTTAGTCTATTGTTTTGTTTGATAACACTAGGTTTTATATAATCTGGTATTACCTTATAAAGTGTTTGTTCGTACATTACTTGGATCTCCCTTCTGCAAAACCTTTAAACACTTTAACTTCTACTTCTTTATCAACTTCATTTAACATCTTTTCTTCATCATGTATTCTATTAAGAATCTCAAAAGCGTCAAATATAGCTAATTTTTTAGTAGCAGCGGCGTTCTTTAATTTATCTGCTGATAAATCATCGTCACCATTATCTAGAATAGCTTCTTCAGCTACCTTTATCAACTCCAATACTGCTTTGTGCCCAGCTTGGATTATATTCTGTTTCGTTTCCTTTACATTCATATTTAATTGCAATATCATTAGATTTCATACAGTAAAGTCTTTGACCATCTATTATAAAGTCAAACTCTCCGAAAGGGGTATATCCAACAAGGTCTCCCTCGTTTATTCCTAGCGCTTCTAAAGAACTATTTCCGTATTTTAATACTCCAATAAGCTCTTGTTCTTTTTTAAGCGTTAGATCGTCATTACTTTTTAATGGTTTTACAAAACATCTGTCTCCAAATGCTTTCCATTCGTCTTTACTTTTATAAAGGTATATTTGGTCTAGGTCGCAAAAAAATAAGTTATCAATAAAAAATGATCTACTATTTTTCTGTTTTCCTTTCATATCGTAAAATCTTCTAAAAACATTGTGATGTATTAAAACTATATCACCAACTTTTATATCCGTGTTAAAAGCTAAAGGCACTTCAACTACTTCAGCTATGCTATTAACAGATTTAAAACTTTCTATTTTAGTGTTTATTATAAGATCTTTATCACCTATTTTAACTTTGTTATTGTATCTTTCCCCAACGGGTTTAACAATAAAGGAAAATACACTTTTCATTAGTACTCTAAATCAAATTCAAGAGCAATTGCCATAGTTGGATAAAATTCTTTCCAAGGCATAACTTCGTTACCTTTTTTTATATAGATAACACAAGATTTGTCTATGTTTTTTAGTATATGGGAGATTTCGTGTCCCCCATATACTTGTTGTCCAACTGAATAATGCATTGCTTCATTTTTATAATCAGTACCTATACTAATTTTTCTGATAACAATATCCATTATTTTACAATTTCTAATGTTTTTTCAGTTTCTGGCTCTTTTTCTTTTTCAATCAAAGTATAAGTACCATCTTCTATATTGATGTTTATATCTCCGTATTCTTCAAACAATATAGTTTTAAAATCTTCTATTGATTTATTTACATCTGCGATTTGATGCAATAAACCATGTTTCTGTGATTCTAATACTCCAATGTTGTGTAACAGTTCTGTTAACTTTTTTCTTTGATCTAAGATAACGTCTAATTGTTCTTGTTTGATTTTCTTTTGTGTTTCCATTTTATTTAATTTAATTGTTATTATTTTATTAAGACAAAGTAAGTAAGTACTTCATTTTAGCCGCTTCACCAGACAATGCTTGAGCCATATTACAAATGTCTCCAAATTTATTTGATTCTCCATAAGATTCTAGATCTTTAGAGAATTTTAATACATCATCAACTACTTTCATCGAGTCTGCTTTTGCGTTAACAGGATCTATCTTCAATGATTGAATTCTTTTTCCCGTATAACCCATTATTTTTTCTATTACTTCGTCCTTGAAGTCTTGTAAGAATTCATAGAACTTTCCAGTTGCTTCATGCTCTGCAAAACTTCTAGTTTCCCAATGTATTAAATGTATCTGTTCGTGAAAGAACGCTAATTTTCCTGCAATTTCTTCTGTTGTCATTTTATATTATTTTATTATTATACCGGACAAGATGTTAATGGTTCTTTTATTTCACCAGTAGCATTTGATACTTCGTATCCACCAACCGTGTTTATCAAAGGAGATATGTTAAAAAGAATACCACTGCCACCCCATGGAAATGGTATAGTTAATTCAGGATCTGTGTATGCATATGTTCCAGGTAAAAACTGAGGTCCATTTAAATAAGCAACTCTAGATTCCCCAGCACAGTTATAAACCGTAACGCCAGCGTTACCAGTTGGCGTTGTACTCCAACCGATACCCATTCCTATTCCCCAACCCATTAGTATAAACCTACTATATCAGATGCTGTCGTTGTCGGAGTTCCATCCGAAGTTGCCCACACATAAGATACCATTACTGGCATAAATGTTCCTGATGGTACGTTCTTGAATAGAGTAGCGTTTGCCCCATAAGAACTTGTTGCGTCGTCTCCAACAACATTAACAAGTAAATCTCCCCCATTCCCAATATACAAAGCACATGGCGGATTTATATAATACCCATTTTCTGGTTGTAAATGATCACCTGTTGGGGTCAACGTTAATGCTTGCGTTCCAAAATCTGGTTGATTTCCAAATTGTCCCATAATTTATTTTTTAAATATTTTATTGTATATTCCTTGTTTCTTTTTCATGAATCCACCTTTTAACATAGGAAACTCTAGTACAATATCACCTGGAAACTTATAATTTTTACCAGGTTCCATTAATTTTTTATTCCCTTTGTTATCAATACCTAAAACGGGGAATTCTACGTCTTCCATAGTTATATCCCCGCTTGGTATTACATTATAAGGTCTATCTTTGTCAGGACTATTTTTTTTATAACCTTCTGTTGATAGATTTTTCATTTATTATTTTTTCTTTTTAGATTTTTTCAGTCCTAATTGACCAGTGATAACGTTACGCTCTGTTTTGATATCACCTTCTACTGTAGCATCTCTAAAGTAAGTATCTTTAGAACCATCTCTCTCAGCAAATGTACCATACATGTGAGGATTAGTATATAACTGTACTTTTGGAACTCCACCTGCTACTCTTGTTTTATTAGCGGCTTCATTACCTTTTCTTTTAGCTATAAATTTTTTACCTACATAATTAGACGCGGCACTAATACTATCTAGTTTAGCTTTTTTCTCTACATCTTTTTTCAAGTAGTTTAATTGAGTATTATCTTCTATAGCTTGACTTAACTCACCTGTAATATTACTTTGAAGAAGTGGAGCAGGAATACCGTGACCAGTTTTAGAGTAATTTGATCTACCAGGTTTCATTTTAAAAGGACTATTCATTTTTATCTTTTTTATTGTTTATTAATCTCTTATATATGACTTGACCAGGAAACTTACTAACAACGTCAGCTACCATAGTGTTTTGATCAACAATGATAAATTTTGTAGTTGCTTTGAAGTTTGTTGGTTCAAATAATGTTTCTATGTATAAATTCTTTTTATCTACATAATAACGTAATACTTTTACCTCTTCTCCAGAGTATGACGAAATTTGTGATATCCTTAATTTGTTCTTGCTTTCTTTTTCAATTGTAATTTCAGTACCTTCTCCATTTGAAGTCCATTGACCTTCCAAGTAAGCAATTGACATTTTTTGTGCGCTTGCATTAAAAAATACTAAACATAATAATAATACTAACATCTTTTTCATAATATATTTAATTAAAGTTATATATTATTATTATTACACGGTATATATATTATTTATGCTTTTTTTTGCTTTGTTTTTTACCTTGTTTAGCGTAAGCCTCTCTTTCCCAAGGTAGATTTGGATCGCCTTCGTTCATTTTAGAACGAGCGTATTTTTTTCCTTGCCAAAGAACATGTGTGTCTGTATAGTCTAGATCACCTCTTTTCATTTGGTCAACGTGAACCTTTTCATGTTCAATTGTTTTATTTTTTTCTAGTTCTAACGGAGAAACGTTTTTATTTACTAAAATGGTTCCGTTATTTTGAGCCATACCTAATACGTTGTTATCCATGTCTACTTGATAGACTGGAGTGTTATCGCAATTATATGGAGCACCTTTCATTTTAAATGCCATCTTGTAAATTTTAAATTATTAAATTCCCCTACGGTTTTAATCATAGGGGAATTATAAATAATAATTATGCGTAAACCGCGTCTGTTACTATAACAGGAGTGTTAACACTAGCAACAACAACAACTGGCATAGATACAGGTTGAAAAACTCCACCAGGAAGATCATTCAAAGCACCGTAGATAGCATTAGCTACTAATGGAGCAGTTCCAGCGCTAGCGGTAGAAGTGTGTGTTAATGTAAGTGTTTTTTGTCCTGCACCTAATCGATTATCAAAATAGATAACTGTAGTAGTTGCACCTGTTTGTTTTACGTCGAAGATTAAATCTACAGGAACTTGAATTGGTCCTCCGTTAGGATTTGTAGCTGTAGCATAACCAGTGTCTGTAGACGCAATAGTAAGAAATTTTGCCATTTTTTTTGTTTTTTGTTTTTAGTTGTTTATATATATAAAGAATGTTACAATTAACATTTTTTCATTTTAGGAGCAGGAGATTTTTTATTTTTCATCGCTGCTTGAGCGTTTTCAGCATAATGCTTTCTAGCGCTTGGTTTTAGTTTTTGATTACTAGCTTCTTTAATGTTATAAGCTGTTTTTTTAGATACTTTCATTTTTGTAGGTGGTTCTGGTTTTTTAACTGTTGGTTTTACTTTAGCTTTTGGTGTATGCTTAGCTATGTAATCTTTAACTTCTTTGTCTACCTTTTCTCTAAACTTAGTACCAGGTAATCCAATCATATCGCTTTTATAAGATTGATCTTCTACTCTATTAGTTTTACTTTTAGTTTGAGTTAATGGTGATCTTAATGTTCTCATGGTTTTATTTTTATTCTTCTTCTTCGGTTAATAAATGTCCTAGTAATTTTTTCTTTTCATTATAAGAATCGATTCTATCTTCAACTCTTTCTTTTCTCTTTTCAATTCTATTGAATCTCTTATTTAGTTTAGCTTGTCTAGCGTCCGTATTTGAGTCGATATTCATCTTCTCAATTATTTTATCTTGTCTTTTTTCTAAACGTCCTTTCTTTTTGACGTCCATTTTGTTCATATCACCTTTAGTTATAGCGCTTAAACCAGCACCAACAGATTGACCAAAAGAAGCGATTCCAGCAGCAATACCAGAGTTATCGTAAACAGCTTCAGGATTATATCCACCTTGTGAATACGCTCCGTTTTCATCTCCTTGTGCAACTATACTTCTTTGTAATTGAAAAGGAGAACTAGTATTTTTCTTAACTAATCCTAAAGACATAACATTAGAATTTACGTTGAGCTTTACTAGTTATTGGTCCTGGAGAATAAGGAGGATTGTCAAATCTTAACTTAATTCCATTTTTACCTGAACTAGATCCTTTGCCTTTTGGATATGCTGTAGAATCAAATGGACCGTCCCAAAGAACGTTAGCTCCTAATCCAGACATTTTTGCCTCTTTATCAAAAGAAGTCATCGGGTGTATTTTTGCTTTTATATTCATAATTTTTAGTTTGAAAGACCGTAATATGGTGATACTGAATCTGTTTGTACTCCAGTTGGGTTAGGTAGTGGTGACATTGCGCTATCAACACCTGGTACCATTGGATTATTTGTACTTTGATCGTTTAATGGATTTATTGGTTGTCCAGTCATTGGATCTACATCTACTACTCCTTGGTTTAATGGAGTGTTAGGATAAGAACTACTAAACATAGTTTTAACATTATCCATATTTGAAAAACCCTTAGGGTTTATTGGTGCCATTGGTCTAGGACCAGTCGTATTATCGTAACTCATACCGTTATTGTTTCTTATTTGATTTTTTACGTATCTAGGATCATTCTTAATAACACCTGATTGACTTTGAGGTGTTTGTATTGAAGTAGCGCTAGTTCTAGGCATAACTGATTGTGCTGTAGTTAACGTATTATTCATAACAGGTCTAGGAGTATTTATAAAACTACCTACTGTACTTTGTGTATTTGGTACTGAAGGAAGTATATTACTAAACATGTTATTACTAAGCATTCCTGCTACGTAACCACTTTGCTTCGCTGGACTATTGTTTTTGTTATATGCCATTGTTTCTTGTTTTATCTTTATTAATGTTTTCTATAGCGGTAATCATAACTGTGTCAGTATATGTTTTACCACTCATTATAGAATTTCTATGACTTGTAGGTATATCGTCTATACCTAACATTATACGGTACATTTTACTTATTAGTTGTTTACACTTAAATGAAACTTTATATATATTGTATTTTTGGGTTGTATGATTTCTCTCTCTCCATACTACTATCCACCCATTCTTTAATAAATCGTTCCAGCGTCTATTGTTCCAACTATATGTATAAGTACCGGTTTTAAAGTCTTGTTTAGTGAAGAATTCCATACAGTCTA